GTAAGTGCCAGACTTGATACACTTTCTACAACACTGCTTAAATTGGTTCCGCCAAGGATCCCTGCCTTTGCCGGAGCATTCATACTAAAAAAATATCCGGTTCCACTGGTGGCATCGATGACCGGCTGAATATTATTACTTGCAAACCCTGATATTTGAGTGACAGAGGCTGTTCGCTGACTGTATGATGTTACCTGATCCAGGGGCAAACGGATCCGCTGGACATTGTCATTGTGGGTGTAGTTGTATAAATCAATATTGTTTGAATCATACGTCAGCCAGTCCAACTTCATCACACCGGGATTACCAACAAGCAGTGTGAGCTGGTCACGCTGGAAACGCCATGGCGAATCGGTAGTATCAATACGGGCAAGGATCGTATTACCGGTTGATTCTGAAAAATTCTGTGGGTTGGGTGAATAGCCTTCAAACAAAAAGACCGTGCGATCCATGACCCGTTCGGCATTTGAATACTCATAATCATCCATTAGCTCGTCATAGTCGCGGTCACGGTAAAACTCCCAATCCGACATAATTCTGAAAGCGACATAGAGATTGCCCGAACGAAGGAAAAAGGCTTTCCGGCCAAATTGAGCGCGTACATTCAAGCGTTGGTGGAAAACCGGGTCAACGGTATAGGTAAACAGTGCATCATAAGAAAAGTCGTTGTAACTATTATCAGTAACTACAACGGAATTATTAGAGGTACTTCGGGGAGTGCGATAAAGCCAGTCAATCATTGTGCCATAGCCGCTACCGCCACCGCGTAAAAACCACAAATGGCCATCGGCAACAATCATATCGGTAACAATTTTGTCATCATCAGGAAAGCCTGTTAAAAATAGAGTATTCTGAATAACCATATCACTGTTCAGCCGGTATGCAGCCCGGGCTTGCTGGTCATACAGCCAAAAAAAACCGCTTTGGCTGTCAGCACACAGTACACCAGGATTCTGAAAGGTGCTCTGGCTTTCCCCCACTTTCGTGGTGCTGGAAAATTTAAAGATCCGTGAAGAATCCGGACTGATCATAAACGTAAAACTTCCTGAACGCACGACGTCTTTACCCACAGGAAAATAGTTGTCCATTGATAGTTGTGTAGGCGATACCAGTTCTGCATCCATACATTGCGGCTCTGCAGGCGGCGCCTGGCCAAACTGAGTATGATTATGTTTGCCATACCATACAGGTTTATTAGCCTGCTGATTGCCCGTACCAATCACTATGTGATTGAGCCGCTGAATATGGCTGAGTTTGTCAGCCAGAATATTATTGTGAGAAAGGTCTTTGCTCAGTACGGATGTTGAGCCGGGCTGGTAGGTTTTTATACGCGCTGTAGCGGTATCTTCGATATGGAACAAGCGTGTTCCGTCGGCAGCTTTATATTTGCCAGCATACACCGGAGAGGAAATACCAGCACTTAGGTAGGGCGCCGGCGGGGTAAATCCGATAAGGTTGCCGGACTCGTCAAAATGAGCATTTCGGGTATTGTTGGCGAATACCCCGTCAGGAAGATTTTCTTTGGCAATATCAAGAATAAGGCCATTGAACCGGGAAATAATATGATTTCTTTTGGGCATAATGCTTCATTTTAGTTGATTTCCCTTCGTTCACGTTGATAGCGCCGCTCCTCCTTATTGTGATAATATTCACTTGTAAGGTCTTTTTTTTTAATAATCGCCAGGCGTATCTGCAAATACATATAGATAATTGTTAAAAGTGCAGCACAGACACTTAATATTAATGAAAAATTTTCGAGCATCAGGCTCATAGTGGTGCCAAGCACACCAATTACTGCCTTGGAAATCCAATCAAAATCAACCATAAGAGATTCTTTTCCTATTTTCTAATATTAAAATGGAAAGTCCCTTCGGCCGTTAAACGGATATAACGCGGATAATTTAGTGTGTTGGAAAATAGTTCGTTTTGATCTCCTGTAATAGAAACCCATGTTTGATCGTCGGCAGACACTTCTACATTTCCGGTTCCAACAAAATAGGACGGGCAAAGTGTAACCTGCCCGGTCTGCTTGTGAAAAAATTCAGTGTCAATAGATTCGTTAGCATCAACCTGGATACTTAAGTGAGAGCGACTAATGTTTGAGAGCGTCATTTATCAGAGGGTTGCGTTGGGGTGGATGATTTTCTGTATACCAGAAGAATTTACCATTCTTTTATACTGAACCAAAGCGCGTTCGTAGCGCCTGTTGTAATATCCGGCGCGATCCCAGTGCCGTCTTTCTGCATATAGATCCCCTTTTATCCTCCATAAGTACATCGAGTGAGCCTGTGGTATCGGCAACATTCCGGTGTTAACACTTACAGGAGGCGGGTATGAGAAATATTCCAGTGTAAAGGTTTTTCCCTGGCCCAAAGGGCGTATATCCCCGGCGTTATTAATCCCGATGTTAATTCCGTTATGGATGGTTTCATAGACAATATCACCGTGTACAGAGTTAGCAATGGTTCGGACTTGCTCATTGTCGATGCGGATCTGCCGTGGCTTCATGAAACGGGATCCAAATTCACTTCCAAAATCTTCATAAAGAAAGGTGATATCTTCCCCGTTAGCAGTAACCTCATGCTCGGCAATAAAAGGTTCGGCTTCGTTGCAGATGTCACGAATGAAAGATGTAAGCGTGATAGCCAGCTCTCCGGCCGGATAATCAGCTTCTTCTTTGCGGACAATCTCTAATAATTGTTTGAATGTCATGCTGGAACCTCCGGATCTGCAGGTGCAGGCATAAACGGATCACGCTGTACAGAACGAATGTAGGATTGTACGGCGTCCGAAAACTGCTGGGTTAAGATGGACAAGGACTGGATATAGCCCTGGATTTTGCTGTCTTTTACACCGGTATTGGTAGAAACCTTTTGAACCTCACTTCGGTGTTTTTCAAATTGTGCCTGAATATCTGTTTGGTATTTGGTGATGACTTCATTTGCTTTAACCTGAAATTCGGCCACATTAAGATCGTTTTTCTGCGCCCATATACTAATCTTGGATTGAAATTCAGCAATCTTATTTTGATTCTCGCCAATCACAGAATTGATTTCATTCTGATACTTGGAAAAAATTAACCGTTTTTCCTCAATAGCAGCACTGAGATTGTTCTGAGCATTACTGAGTTCCTGATTTAACTTCAGCTGTTCTTGTGATGTAGTTGCCGTCATCGTCAGCCTGCCCTGCTCTAAAGAGTGCTGCACTTTACTTTGAAAACCCTGAATCAGCGTATTGACCCTGTTAAGTTCATCATTCATCCGGGTATTGGCTTCTTCCACTTTTTTCTGCAAAATCTGAATTTCCCCACTCAGCATCTCAATATCATCATCCAGGGAACGCGCATCAACAGCGTCATAGACAAGGTTGATATTTTCCTTATTGTAGGTTTCTGCTGCAGGGATGTCCGGTGAAGTAATCGTTGGCCCGGTAACATTAGGCACCGAAGCCTGGTCTGCAGTGATCGAGGGATCCGCCGGGGCTGAGGGGTGCAGTGCCAGGGCAATGGCTTCGGTGAAGTTTTCCCTGCTTAACACCGGAGAAGTGAACGTATCAATTGGAACCGGTTCACTGCCAACAAGGTCTTTGCCCTGATTTTCAGAAAGAACCAGGGATTTTAAAAACTGAATGGCTGTGTAATAAATACAGGCACTTTGAAACGGCATCGGCATTCCTGTAATCTTTTCGTCGGTCAGGCTATCCGGAGGCGTTACGCCAAAACCGGTGATTTTCCCGCCATCGGGATAGATATAGATTTTTTGGTCAAAAACCACCGCTGCCGGAGCATCTGCATTTACTGCGTAGATCCCGTTGTAGTTCTGATCTTCCAACAAATCCTTGGTATAGGAGGGATACCATCCGGCCTTGATTCCGTTTTTAAACGGAGTGACAAACCGTATTGCCGATATATCCAGTCCCTGGGCATCAACAGGGAATGTTTTTACATACCGCCGTCCGTCCTGTTCTTCAACCAGGTGGATTAGTATATATTGAACCTCTTTGATCCAGGCAAGTCCTTTATCTTCTTCAGCAATTTGCCCATCAGGAAGATGGGATTCTATCTGCGTTTTAAGTGAGCTCATAATCAAATGTACTAAAAAAAATGGCAAGCTATTACAGGAATGGCTTGCCATCTGGGATTTTAATCAATACCACTAACCGTGATTAGACGTACTGATTGGCGGGGATCGCATAGATCAGTTGAAATCGTCCTGCTGTACCCAAAGAGGCAACACCACCCAGGCTGAGTCTGTAGTACGGTACTTGAATACCGGTCAGGTCAACAAGGTATGTTTTAACGCCTGTCTGGTCAGCTGAAATATCGTCGCTGACTTCTGTGGGGGCAGAAAAATTAACTCCATCAAAGGAGTATTCAATGTTTAGTGTGGCAGCCGATGCTCCACCGGCCACGCTGACATTAACACCGACGGCTACTTTTCGGCCACCCAGGGCGGCNTCAATCACCGGCCCGGGTACGGCATTGGTGTCGTCCATTTCAAGCTCCTGGCTTGTTCCTACCAAATAATCATTAACTGTTTTTTCTTCGTAAGACATGATTCCTCTTATTTAAAGATTACAAGTTTGTGGGATTCAAGAAGCGTAATCTTCATTCCTTCATCACTGAAGTACTCATCCTTAACACCATCATAGTTGTTTTCAGTTTTGATGTTGGTAGCATAGTACATTGGCCGGTACTGAGTATGAGAGACATTGTCCTCATCCAAAATTACCATATGGTCATTGTACTCATAGCGCAGTCCGGGGCTCATGACGAGTTTGATCAAGCCATGAGGGGTTTCCACCCACTTGAAGTGAAACCGCAAACGGTCACGCTGAAGATCGGACACACTTACTTTTTGCTCGCCTTTATGGAAACCACTCTGGCCAAGCATACTAAAAAAGCTCATTACACCCGGGCCGCAGATAGCGGTTTTGTAACCGGATGACGGCAGATACCAAAACCATTTTTCAGAATCCTCAACAAACTTAGCGTAGGTATAGGATGCTTTGGCGCGGTTGTAGATGACCTGATCATCATTGGTTTCATCAGCACTACCATAGCGGTATTGCGCACTGACAATACCCATGGTGGTGCGAACGGTTTTTCCGGATTTATTGGCAGTATGATTACCACCGTCAGTTCCGTCAGCTCCGGTTTTGCCGAGGCCGGGGGCACGTTGTCCAACAAGAAATGCTCGTTCCTTTTGGATTTTATGCTCATGGGATTTTTCGGTTCGAAGCCGGGCCAGTTCGCTGGAGTAACCTCTCAGCGAAGCTTGATAAAGGGTTCCTGTAACTTCAACCGGTGTACGGAAGATCTGGCAGGAGTTCCATACCAGTTCCAGGTCATCGGCAAAAGCTTCCGGGGAGGTTTCACCTTCACCAATGGCAGAGCCCATCACAACCAGGTAGTCATTTTCAGCTAATGNCTCAGCCCGGTTGTNAGCCGGGTCACGGGGATTTCCCAATGATCGCAGCTTAATGGTTCCTGATACGACATCGTGAACCGTCACAACGCCTTTATACTCTTTGGCCGGTGAGTACACTTCAAATACCAAACCAATCAGGGATTCGTCGGCTGTGGTTGTGCCATCACCAAGGCCGCGTTTGTCCTTGATAGCTACAGCATCAGCGTTTAGTGCACCCGGTGCTCCATTGGAGGCCCAGGCTCCGGGGTTGCCGGCCAGGGTAAGAGTTTGCCGGAACCAGCTTGAGCGATGCTCAAACATTTTATAATCCGGGTCATTGAGGTTCTTTTCAGTTCCTTTGTTTGCAAGGATTGTGGTAAACGGTGTTGAATCCGACCACAATTCTTTGGTTGTATTCTCAGGCAGGTAAAATTTCCTCCTGTCCTGATACAGAATACCTAATGCATTGTTCGATAGATTTTTTGCAGGCATGGGTTATGCGTTTGATTAACGATTAAATGAAAGCAGACTTCGGCCAAATTCGATACCGAGTTCTGCATCATCGTCATTCGTCTGACTACTACCTGCACCAGATCCAAGCGGAATAGGGGGAGCGGCTTCTCGTTTTCGAGATCGGTTATCCCGGTTGGTGCTCTTGTTGTCATCGGCTGGGCTTTTGACACCCCGTTGGTGACGATAAAACTTTACGAGATTATCCATCGACATGCTTTCAGGCCTACTCATGACCTTTACAAAATCGATAGCTTCTTCATCAGAAAAATTGTGCTTTTCTTTCAAAAAGTCAACTGTTTGTTGATTCGCCTCTGAAACTTGTGTTTTGTTGCTGATTTTTTTAACCGGTTCTTCGACCATCTTAAGTTTCAGATCATAGATCTCACTGCGAAGGTTTTCACGCTTCTGCATTGTATCAACGTAGTTTTCATTCCATTCGTCCATAGCTTTGCGGTACTGAAAACTGGCGCTGTCAGGATCGGTGTATGCGTCCTGGGCGTTATAGGCTTCCGGTTTTTTGGGGCGCTCTTCAATAACGGTTTTTTCAAGTTCAGACTGACGTTCTGAGAGCACTTGTTCAGGTGTTTTTTCCGGCTCGGCGGCTTGCTGGGCCGATCCCCGGTTCTGCATAGCATCCAGAAGCTGGTCAATTTTTTGCTGCTGTTTGGTTGCTATACTTTGCCAGTACTGATAGCGATCCGGATTTTCCTTATCAGGAATCGCAGCGGGATCGGGGCTATCGCCGGCAGGCTCTTCACCGGCTGAATCATCATCACTGCTGTCGGGTTCAGGTTCACGGAAATAGGGATGGTCTGTGTCAAATTCAGGCTCAATACCGGATAAATCCTGATCGCTGCCGGTAGAGTCCTGCCCGGGATCATCGCCTTCAGTGGCATCAACAGCCTGCTGAAAGAAGTCCTGAGAAGTTGCATTTGCTGGTGTGGAGTCGGTTTCCTTTTTTTTCCCTGCCATATTACATTATGTCATTTAGTTGAGTGATTAATGCCTCGTCGGAGGGTGTTATTGCCGAAGCTCCCTCAGATGAAGCGCGTTGGTTCATTTGTGCCAGTGCACGTTCTTTTCCTGCATTGATCTGCTTGTCAATTTCCGCTTTCATCTTGGCCAGTTGTGCTTTGAATTTTTCAACTTCCACACGTTTTCTTGCCCCAACAGTTTCCCTGTCAGCGGTCTGCAGATCGCCTTGTAAAGTTTTTACTTCTTCCATCAGTGATTCAACCTGCCCCTGGAGCTGGTTAAGTAATCCCATACGTTCCATAACCCCTTCGGCATCCACTTCATCAACATTTTTGAGAACTTCATACTGGTCAATCAGATTTTGAGCATACAGCTTCATAAAGTATTCCATACGGATCATGCGGTTGGACGGCAGTGTAGATCCGCTGGCGACAATCAAATCGTAGGTTCCAAGGGTTACATCGTTGATGCGATGCAGCAGCCGTGATGAAAACTGGTCATAGACCGGAGAATTGATATTTACTTCGTTATAGCGGCCGGAGGGCTGTAACAGACGGATGGTTTTTTCTTCGGTATAATGAATTTGAATCAGCTCCATGACAACCCTGCCAAGGACATTCAATGATTCTTCGATATCGGTTCTTTTTGATGCAATACGCCGTTGTGCCAACTCATCCATAATGAGGATACCAGAGCTTGTGGAATGCCCTCCCTGGCCTCCACCCATAAACGGGTATACACCAAATTGTTCATAAATCGTCATTTCAAAACGTTTTTCACTTTCATAAAGCGCTGATGGCATCTGCGGAGGATGCATAAAATGGGGAGCGCCACCATCTTCATGGTTATACTCAATGGCTGATACCCCGGCCTGAGACATTTTCTCTTCAATATCCTCGATTTTTCCGCTTCCCCTTGGAACCGCCACCTTGATGGAAGCCGTATTGGCCGTGTGGGTCATAATATGCATTCTTGTCACATTGAGTTCTTTTTGAAGGTCAATGGTCGAGTGCACATCGCTAAAAGGATAGGGATTGCGCTTGTGACGGTTAGGGAACGGCACAATCGGGTAGGTCTGAAGTCCGGTATACCCTTTCCAGTATACCTTATTGCCAATGGTCAGCACACGGTAGACGTAATTTCCGGTATATTCAGTTTCAATAAGGATCCCACGTTCTACCAGGTCGTTGACAGTAGTCCGCCTGATAACAACCGAAGCAATGACGGGCTGTCCGGGCTGAGGCGGGCCCGGTACGGGAACCATTTCCGGTTCCCCTGTCTCAGGGTTAACCTGCTGCTGAATATGGTATTCGGTTCCCAGCTGACGCATTTGCTGCATCAACTCAGCAATATCGTCCTGCTCAATAATATACTCGGATTCTTCGGTGCCATTTTGCATATCAAAGATAATCCGCTCAAAGGCTGTATTTTCTTTATAGGTATCGGCATACTCGGCCTCGATAACGAACTCATACTCTCCGACATGGTAATGGTGCATGGTTTGCCGGCGCTTGGTATAGCGGTCAATGATACGGTAGTAATCGGCGTCTGTGTCCTGCTGTGCATCGATATCGACCTCAGCGGGGTTTGCACTGGTATCGTAATCGCGTGGACTAATGCGTTCCAGGTCTTTAAAAAACTTATCTTCAAGCCCGTTAAATACCGCTTGTATTTGCTCCTGTGTCCAGTCATGCACAATCAGGATATGACGGGCATCAGAGAAATCACGTTTTTTACTGAGAGGATCTACAAATACGTTGTATGGATCCACGTCCTCAATAACAATTTCCCCTTTGCCAAAATCCTCATAGGGATCCCAATAGGCTGTCATCCATCCAAGCCCTTTTACCGAATAGTCATCAACGGTATCTTTTAGCTTCGGGCTGCACCGGTTACGTTGCCACAGGTAAGCCATAATATCGGAAAATGCACGTGCGGTATCCCTGTCAGAGCCTTCTCTTGGAAGGGCATTGAAACGAGGGGCATTACTGGTAAGTAAACTTTTAAGTTGTTCCACAGCAGGGTTCTGCAGGTTCACCACAATAGGCGCTTTCTTTTTGCGCTTAAGTTCAGCGATCTGAGCCCGTGTCCATTGATATCCGGCGCGGAAACGCTCACAGGCTGCTGCATTTTTATCCCAATTTGCCCGTTTTGCACTGTAACGCTCATACAGGCGCTCATTGATGCCAACATCGGAATTTCGTTTTTTATCACCATCCAGGTAGGCCATGCGTTCATCGACCAAATAGCCGTCTTTGGCCATCTTCATTACACTGCGTGTGGACTTGTTTATAGCGTCATCCATAATTCTTCGGAATGTTGGGGTTCAAATTGGGCGTGGTCACTGCTTTGCTCAGGATCATCATAGCCCGGAGCCGGCCAGTGGATCCGCCACAAACCGGTACTTGCCGAGTCAATAATATCATCTGTAGCTCCACGGGGAAACATCAGTAATTCGTTTTTCAGATTTTTATCCTTATCCACCGGATGGTATACATTACCGGCAGCATAATGAGGCTGCAACACTGAAAATACACGATCTTCTTTTTTATCAGAATATGTAATTTTATTCCCCATCCCCGGAAAATTTACACCCATTGTTTCCCGGAGNGTATCGCGTATCATTACCTGAAATCCCTGCTGTTCAATATACACCCAATCGGGCATCCAATGGAAGAGCCTGTCCTTTATACGGGAGGCTGCCTGTAATGGCTGCTTACGAAAACGGTCATATTCAAGAATAAACAACTTTCGGCAACTCGTCAATGCCCAAAAAAAGGTTACCGAAAAGTCACTGCGGTTTGTAATCGTACTGGCCAGATCGACCCCGGCCTGAACGACAACAGCAAACTGGAACTTATTGCCGGGCACATACTCTTTACGCCCGGGGTCAAAACTGTAGTAACGCCCATAGAGAATACGTACACCATTAACATTTTCAAGCCGGTCAATTTTGTAGTACCGGAACATCTTGGATGTAAATTTACGGTCACCATCACCGACAACCACACACTGGTATTCCCTGTAAAAAGAACTGGCCATACCAATGGAGAGGTTACTCTCATATTCCCTGATCAGATCTTCCATGGAATGCCGCTGAGGCCATAGCGCTTTACCCTTGCTGTAGTCCTCTTCCCACCCATGACCGTTGATAGCCTGCCATCGCCTGGAGATCCATCCTTTCATTTTCTGAACGGTTTCCACCATACAAAGTTCATGCTGCGGTGTACCAATTAAAATCACCAACCCCCGGGGATCCTTTGCCGGCATAATGGAGTTTAAAAGCCATCGCAGATTATATTCCATACTCTCTGCTGTCTTGGTGTTCTCCATATCTTCAGGATCATCAAAAACAATAAATGTCGGCCTCTGAGAATCCTTCTTTAACCCTACAATCTGCTGGCCTGTACCCTTGGCAATAATCACTGTCCGGTCAGGAAGCTCAATTCTGCTTTGCCCCCATTTACGACAGTTATGACGGTTTCGAACCCCATAATATCCGGCATATAACCCGTCACCATCTTCGCCGGCAAGAATATTTTTAATGGTATCCAAAAGCCCCTCAGCATGAGAAAGTGTTTTTGAAACCAGCAGTATCACCTTCTGTTCGTGGTCAGCGTATTCAATGTGATGAAGGGCAAGAAGCCCTGCAACGATAGAACTTTTAGCGTGACCCCGGGGAGCAATATAACAGAACCGGTCACTTTTGCGCTGCAGATAATCTTTTGTGATCTGATAGTGAAATTGGGCACTCTCTACATTAAACATTGACGGAAGCAATGCTTTACCCATAAAGATAGGATCACTTTTGAAAATTTCATCGTATGAACTCAAAACAGAGAGGTTTGCCTGCTATTTGCACGTTTAGGCGGAGCCTTTCTTGTAATGTACAACTTTTCCAGATAATAGATATCGGTTGCTCCCTGCTTGTCAGGATCAACCACATCGGATTCTTTAGGACACAATTTCGGATAGTCACTTACCTTCATTGCCGCAGGAGTTCCACGCGAAATCAATGTGAGCTGAACCATGGCATGAGTGCAAATAGAGGCGCCCTCACCAATGTATTTGCGGTAGGCGCACCGGTGACAACTCTTCATTGGCCCTGCCTTGCCGCTACCCAGTCAAACTCATCCACTAACGTGAACCCCGCCTTTTTAGCCATAGCAAAGATCTGATAACGGTCATTGCGGTTAAAATAATTACCAATGCAAACCAACTCGCCTTTATGACCCCTCAATTTATCGCCATCAGCAATGTCGATGACAATCACACGGTCTTGACTTATAGCATGCTGATCACAAAAATCTTTGACATTCCTGGGCATCCCGGCAAACAAAAAGATGTGGTCAGCCTGCATCTTATCATCCCAGGCATCCAACACCGTTACCCGGCCTTCATCATCACTGATAAAGCCCTGCAACTGCTCAGCAGAGGAATTATTAATAGTTTCAATAGCCTGCTTTGCCGTCAGATCTTTACTGCGAAGAGGCTTCTTCGTCTTGGTGGACTTCGATTTGGTTTTCTTTGCCATTATCTTGGTTTTTTGTATTAACAGGAACTTCAATATACTCTACACGATTGCCATTTTCATCAAAAACCTGACGATCAACACTGGCCGGCACCTTCAACCCCATCATTCCACCCGGTAATTCCTTGGGCTGGGCACGCTCAGCCAACATCCTCTCTATATGCTGACCGACAACATCCTGGGAACGGTCTAACTCTACCTTGTCACCGGAAATCTTCTGATTTAACCCCGTCCACCGCTCAAATTTCTCCAATATCTTCAAAGCATCACTGTACTTACCATCACGCTTGGCCTTCTTTAAAACATCACGATACTCATCAAGCACCGACTCATACGTAATACCTTTGTCACTTAAAAATTCACTCATCTGTATAATAATTGCGTTTTCAATTAACCGGTCACGAAGATAACGCCGAACCATAATCCGGGTACTGTCAGGATACTTACGGTCAAACCCCATAAACTCCCCCAATACCATATGATCCAACTCATTATTCAACATCATTACCGCCGCCATCTTTATCCAGGCCCGGCCTTTACCTGAACTGACAAAACCCTCCTGCCACGTCTTACCCGTAATATGACCCATACCCTTTAAATGACGATGGATAAACAACTTCTTCGCCCAACTCGTCGCCCTGGCACACCCAAACCAGTAAAACACCGTAAATAAATCAACCCTGGATATCTTACTGCGACGTGAATCATAATACTCCTTACGCTGCAATAACTCCAACACATAACCATCATCACTCACCACCCACATATTCTCCCTGCCATGGCGCCAATGAACATACTTAATACCCGCCTGATCAGCCTCCTCAACAGTATATACACGATGATCACCCTTAACAATACTACCATGAGACCGGTGAATAACTAACATCAATCCCTCACTATTAATTAAAAAAAAAGCGGCCCGGCATAAGACCAATCGACTTTAAAATCTTACCCCAGACCGCCACCATAACTACTCAGTAACTAACCTCTACCCAATATAATAACCAAACCCCTTAAACACATTATAAAATATTAATAATCACCAAAAAATCATAGTAGACTGCATGCGGGAGAAGTATGATTCAGGGGAGTGGGTTAGGAATTGGATGTAGTTAATGAATTAGGTTGAAAATTCTTCAGTAGAGTGAAAGTTCGCAGGCTCACTGACCCTGTGATTTTGGCGATAATGCCATTTAATTAAATCATAAGGTGATCACCATGATTAAGATTCAAGTTGAAGTTGACCAACAGTTAAAAGAAGATACCATCACTGCTTCTAAAGTAATTGGAAGTGAAGTGAAGAAGGTGTGGGGAAGTTTTGTTGCTTCTGTCAGGCCAAAGCGTGAGAAGAAGTATACTGAGAGTGAAGTGCAAGCTATGCTTCAGCAAATGGAGAACATTCATTGATTGAGAGTGAGAGAGGATTGATCCCTCTCTCTCTTTTTTAATGTTCGATTCTCTCACTAACCCTGTTACAATGGTATTACTATTAATTAACTATGGAGACTATTATGGATTATTTTATAAAGTACATCAAACACTCATCAGCTGGAAACCGTGAAGTCATTGAGTATGTCCAGGGATCTGAACAAAAGCTTAACAATACAATCAAACGGATTCAAAGTGAGAATAAACATCCCGTATTCCTGCAGGTATTCAGTGGGAAACTCGAGAGTGAAGAGTACAACTACTGAAGTGAGAGAGGGAGAGTTTACAGCTCTCTCTCTTTACATTTTTATAGAGAATTACAACCCAATCCCTGTAATCATAACCATTGTTACAGTATGTATTAATAGAGATGTAAGTTACTGATTTTAGTGAGTGAGGGAGACCCCTGCTATGGTTGATTGTGAGTGAGCGTGTGTGTATTTAATGTGCTTGTGATGC